AGTTGGGCACGGTTAGAGTTCACATGCTCATTGTCCACAGATTCAGCCAAAAATACAGTCCCATCAACAACCACTGGGAAGAACGCATCCGGCAATAAAGCCACGGTGGCAGAGCCTGCATAATTTGGAGGAGTCTGCGCATATTCCCCAATCAACACTTGGTTTGCGGGGGCTTTAGGGTAAATGAAGAATTTGTTGGGGTTACGAACGTGCCGCATCCAGTTAACTGCGGGGGCTGCGGGGTCGTTCATCCAACCGGGATAGGTTTGGTCAAGAGACGTACGGTCAACTTCCGTTACACCAGCACCGTCTTTGACTTGGAAAATCTCAATGATGCGGACAGAATCCGCAGGCGGAGACTGAAGCACCTGCCCCGCCGTACAGGTAATTTCACCGATGTAGGCAAAGAGGTCAGGACGCAACACAGCCATCCGCTTAAGCGTTTGGTTGGCAAAGCCCAACAGCACCGCATCGCTGTACCGCTGCGGCGCGTTAAGGTCTTGTAGGAGGCGTCTGGCCTCAGTGACTACATCGTTGAGAATCATTCTGGTAGGCCTCGGGAAGCATCAGCATTAACGTCTTCATTTACGTAGACTGGCTCTGCGGGAATCTCCTCCACAGGAGTTTCCAACTTCAATCCAGACTTACGCCCTTTTTGTTTCTTTGGAATAAATTTCTCAGGAAAGGCTTCTTCTTCAGTGATTTCCACACAAGCCGGATTTTCAGCGAGAATTTCATTCCATTCGTAAATTGTTCCTGCTCTATCTCGTAGGTATCGCATCAAGTTCTCCTATCTATATCTAGCCGTTTTACTCGCTATTTTAGCGGGCTGTTTTACAAACTGTTGACCTTTTGCTTTACCTTCGCGCTTTGCTTTGGTAGTTGCCGCATATTCTGCGGGAGTCAACGCCTTAATTGCTTTCTCTGGTAAGTATCGCTCACCAGTCTTACTCGATGGCTTACCACTCTTGGTACGCCACTTCTGGTCTGTCCACTCTTTGAGGGATTTCTGAGGGGCTTTCAATCTTTGTACCCTCCACCAGCAGCCTTGTACTTCTTTGCCACCAACTGTGCCTTACGAGCAGACCACTGCCCAGCGGCTGTACCTTGCACCGCAGCAGCCTTTACTTGCGACACAATACGCTTACGCAACTCTGGCTTAGTATAGTTGCCAGCAGCATTTACTTTTGATTTGGGCTTAGTCTTGGCTACCATTTGACTTTATCCGCCCAATACGCCGCAGACATCTTGCCTTTGGCTATGTTCTTTGCATGACGGGCTTTGAAACTTTTTTGCCGCGCCTTCTCACTTGGTGTGCTAGGGTTTGCCCCCGCACCACTTACACCTTGCTGCCCAAAGCGAATAATTTTCTCTTTGCCGTCAGCACAGGCCTTTACAACATGTGACTTGGTAGGATGTCCCGGCGTTCTCTTAGGAGAATTACAGGGCATCTCAGATTTTTTGATGACCTTAGCCATTAGAGTGCCTCATACCAAGTAGTCACAACACAATCAGTGGGTAAGTCAAGATACAACCCGTTAAAAAATACCATTCCGGGGCTAGGCATATCAACTTGCGTTATGCCTTTACCGTAAGCATTGATTACATAATACGGCTCACCGCCTGTGGGAGCAGCATCTAAATCGTAAAACTTAACAATGGCATCTGACCCACCGCTGTGCATAACCATAACCTTACGGACGAGATGATGCCCCGTAAAGACTTGTCCATCAGCAGATAACTGCGATGCTTTTATGCCATATGGGTCTATATTTGCCACGGTCTTCTCCTTAGAAGAAAGGGGGCCGAAGCCCCCTTCGTCTTACGATGCGTCAGCAACCAAAGCCCAAAGACGAACAACAGCAACGTTAATTGCGTTATTGTTAAGGGTCACATCAATGGTGTCAGCAGCAGAGTAATACTTGCCGTTGCTGTAACCAGTGATAGTGTTTGGTGTGCCTTCAGTCAATGCCAAAGCCATTACGCCCGAAGCAACAGAGTTCAGGTCTACGTCGTTCAGGTAGCCGTCAGCATCGCTGCCGTCACCCAAATCAAACGTAGCAGTTGCACCTTCAGCGGTGGTCACATCGTAACCAACACGCATCACGAGCGATTTAGCAGGTACAGGAATCACTTCCAGAACATCGCCAGAAGCCAAAGCAGCAGCACCAGCGGCACTACGAGCAGCAGCAATTGCGGCGAAGTCAAGAACGACTTCCATACGAGTTACTTTGGTAAGTCCGTCAGCACGAAAGGCGGCTGAGCCTTTGTTAAAGCCGAGAGAATCGGTATAAGTTGCCATTTTCAAAATCTCCTAAAAGTTGCGATAGAGGGGCCGAAGCCCCTCAACCAATTACAGAGTGATAATCCCTTGAGCCAACGCCTCAGGCTTAACCACTTTGTAGCCATAAACTTGCAGGCCACGGATGATGTTGCCGAAGGTGGACTCAGAACGGATAGTTTCCATCTCAGTCATCTGTGAGGCAAAAGTGAAGCCCATCTTGTGACCAGCAATAACGCTGAACTTGCCAGAGGCATTGTTCAAGTTATGGCTCATGTACACAGTGAAGCGGTCAATCATGCCCAAACGACCGTTACGGAGAATAGACACGCTGTCACCAGTCAACGACGCATCTTTCAGGTCAGACTTCTTAATCATGCCAGCCATCTTGGCAGGAATCACAACAAAGCGGTCGCTTTCAGGGCAGTTTGCTTCGTCGAGAACAGTGCCGATGTCAACAAGATATTCCAAAACATTGGTCTTGGTGATAGCGATAGGCGAACCAGTCGTACCCAAGTCGATGTTGTTGGAGATACGACCAGCGGTCGAACCTTTGTTGTCAGCAGAAATGTCCGGCAGAATGTCGGTCAACACACGCTGGTCAATCTTAATCTTCATACGCTCAGAAGCGTCTTTAGACCAAGTGTCCATCAGGTTGATGTCAGACTGAACCTTGTCCACATCGTCTTCGATACAGGCAAAGTACTCGCCCTTGTCGATGACCAACTGGATTTTTGGCTTGTCAGGATTCTCAACGCTGAGCGTTTGACCCTTGACATAGGTCTTGATGGTGATTTCAGGGGTAGTACGGATGTTAACCGTATCACCCATACGACGAATCTCACCTTCGTAGTTGGTGTTAGAGATTGCTGCGAGCACGGTGGCATCGTAGAAATTCTCAATCAGTTTACCCGACCAAATTTCGGGGATGAAGTTGCCCGAGTAATTCGGACGGCCTGCGGAAACGGGAAATCCCATGATAAAACTCCTCTAATCAAGCGTTCACAGTTATACGACCATCCCGCTGTGCAGCGAAGATGTCGCGTTCAATACGGTCACGCTCTGCTTCACGCCCTTTGTACTTACCTTGACGGACAGCATCGAAGAAATCTCTGATGTCATCAGGTGAATACGTCTTGGCATTTGAACCTGAGGGGTTCCCAGTGTTCCGGCCTTTACCCGGAGCCACTTGGCGTTCAAGTTCGGAAGCAGACACATTCCGACGAGTGTTCTGAGCAGTGGCTTGTCCAGTAATCTCAAGCCAAGACTTAAAGAAGTTACCTACTCTCCGCACATCGAGGCTGTTTTGGGCATCCTCAAGGATGGTTTGACGAGTAATGCCAGACAACGGGTCAACTTCCAACAACCATGACTGAAAAGCCGGGTCATTGTTGATGTCTTTCCACTGAGGGGCATAGTTAGTCAAATCCGACCAAAATTGCTGTTCGGCAGATACGGCCTGACGTTGTACCACGGCGTTAACCTGAGGCACGACGTTAACCTGCAACTGTTGTAGCAGGCGGTCAATCTGGGCAATCTTCTGGGCAACAGGGATGAGTTCTTCACGAGTCACACGACGCATAACGTCTAGTGATTCGCCATATTCCTCTTGGTCTTTGTCAGTAATCAGAGGTTCTTCAACCTGTTGATGCTGAGTACGACCACCTTGCTGCTGCGAAATAGTTGCCAGCAATTGCTCCATTTGCTGCAAACGGCTAGAGAGTTCTTTGTTCTGACTATGCAGACGAGGAACCTCAGCGTTATACATGCCTTGGAGGGTGCGGTACTTCTGAGTCAGTGTTTCTTCGGCGTCTTTTCCGCCACCACTTGCGTGCTCACCGCTGGGTGACTGAGCAGCATTGTTCGTTTCAGAGTTCTCGTCGGCGGTCGGAGTACTGTTTTCCACGGGCTCAGTGGGCGGAGTTCCACCATCGGTGGGCGGATTTTGTCCCTCACCATTGGTTCCATCACCATTGAGTTGTTTGTACAGTTCTTGAACTGCCTCGGTCTGTTTACGAATTTGCTCTGGAAGTGCCATAATAAAACGCTCCTATCGGTATGCGTGGATTAGACGGCGAGTCATATCATGACTTTGCCGCTAGTTCAGGGGACTCTTTGACGAGTTTGTACAACTCGCCCAAAACTTGGCATCGCCCCTGCATCAATGCCGCGTTGTTTACAGCGTGTGGAAGTTGCTCCAATTCATGCGTCCGCCAAGAGGCAATATATTCCAGAATCTCTGGATATTGCCGAACTGCAATGGCAAGAGCCTTTACAGTCTTCTCGTCAGGCCGAATCATGCTGCCCTCCCACTAGCCCTACTTTGCACTACGTTCGCATCCATTCCACCTTTGGGAGTACCGTCTGGTTGCATAGGCACGCCAGACGCTTGGTCAGCCGCAAGGGTTTGAGCAGCCTGAGCCGCAGCCTTGTCAGTAAAACCAACTTTCTCCCGAGACGGAACAACTGCGTCCACAGGCATTTGCAACCCTTTAGCCACCTCACGAAGAATCGCGGTGCGACCATCCTTACCAATAATTTCCATATCAAATTGATTGGCGGTTGCGTTGAGGAATTCGATACGGCGTACGTTGACAGTCTCTTTGACAGCCAAGTTAACTGCTCCACGAGCAATAACTTGTACGTCGCCTTTAATGCTCTCGTCCTCGTCATATCGCATGTTGTACACGAACTGACGTTGGACAATTGGTTTGATAACGTCTTGGTCGATATGACCGACGACTTGTCGGATACCTTTACCAGCAGCACCCATCAGCATCGACAAGCCTGAAGAAGTACGGCCTGCACCCTGAACATTCAGGTCGCCATACAAGTAGGCTGGGATACCAGAGTGGTCATCTGCCAGACGAGCAAACTTCTCATAAACAGCCATGAGGGTCTGCGCATTATCATCTGGCTGTGTAAAGCGGACGGCAGGTGCACTCGACCCCATCGGGTCGTTGGTCACTTGCCAAATCTTCCACGGGTGCATCTGAGTGATGTCCTCGTTCGGAGGAATACGCTCAAGGTTTACCTCGACCTGTGGGCCGGAGGAGATACCCATGTTGTTGACCAATGCACGAGCGGCTGCGTTACAGACGTTCTGCAAGTCTTCAATAATCTCAGGAATACCTTTACCCCAGAACGCGCCGGGGCACTTGATAAACGAAGTCTTGGCGTAAGGCTTCTGACCCAGTGGGTCGTAGTTCAACGTGGCCTTGATAACGTAGTTACCAATCATCCACACGTTGGCATCGTACTCACGGGCTTCGTCGGGCACTTCTTCTTCAGTCATGCCCCACTCAATCAACATCTTGCCAGAGACCTTACCCCAGAACTCAAGGGCATCGAACACATCGGTTGGACGCATGTAGGAGTAGAACTTGCGCTCCTCCTCTTGCTTAATCAACTCGACATCTTCGTTAATCCAAGATGGGCCTGCGCCTTCATCAAGGATAGTACGGATAGCATCTTCATCGTAACCCGGCACACCAATAAGGTCTGCAAGGTCAGTACGAGAAAGGGGGTGGTGTTCAAAGATGTATCCATCCTCAATGCGGGAGATGCCCGGCTCAGGATAAATACGGAATGGGTCAACACGCTCAAACTCAGGAGCGAGTCTTTCAATCGGGTCTACAACAGTACGACCTAGTTCAGTCTTCCAACCAAGGGCACGTTGACGACGCACCACTGGGCCTTTAATGAAGGCAGCAGGGAAAGTAACAAGGTCAGTCACGAAGTCATTGAATGAATCAGCCCAGCCGCCTTGTGCAAACTGGTCTTCAATCTTTAACTTCATTTTGTCCGCACGATTCTGTGCGTCTTGCAAAACTCTGAAACGATACTCTTGCGAGACCATCTCTTTTATCTGTGCCATCTCATCACGGTTTGGTGCTTGCTGTCGAGTTTGCAGCATCTCCAATACACGGTTGGCAAAGATGTCCTGAATCTCTTGGCGTTGCACAGGAGACAAATCAGGAATAGGGGTGGAGACAATATCCCAAGGAGGAGTACCTTGGTCTAGGAGAATGTCACGGAGCCAAGATTCCGCTGCGCGGCACTTGACTTCAGTAATCATCATGTAAATCTCAGAGCCGCCTTGGGCTTTGATTTGCTGCAACTTATCGGCTTCATACTCACCATTACGTTGCCGCAAAGCCGTCAGCATCTTATCTTCGATAGGCTTCTTGGCTATCTTGGCTACATCCCAACATTGACGTAGATGTGACGCAAGACCCAACACCATCGGTTGGTTCTGACGTTCTTGCAATGCCTGAGCCGCAGCGTCTTCTTGCCGCTGGAGTTCGGCGTTTGATACTACGCGTAGTAGGGACAGGCCAGCCATTAGTCTTCCTCAGTATCGGGACGCTTACTTGTCTTGTACTCTTGAACTTCCATGATGTCCTCAATAGTCATCACGGGGGGTTTCCACTCGAAGGTAGGCATAGGACGGGGTTTTCCAGCCATGCCGCTAGTATCCATCTTCTCGTTATCCGAGAACACGGTGTACTGCTTCGTTGCTTTTTTAATCGCCATGTCAGCCTCCTTGCTGGACACACTAGCATATATTGTAGTGTGGTTCTATCAACAAGTATACAGACTGTCAAGAATTTTGTGCAAGAAAAAAATGCCCCGGAGAAAACTCGACGGGGCATAACCCACTGAAGGAGATGTGGGGAGGTGACAACCGCTGCTGCAAAACAGCAACTCCATCATATCAAGTCCAGCCCATACTCGCAACAGGTTTAATTTCCCGACGCTGGGGTAAATAATTCCCCTCGCCAACGGAGGCGATATGGAGCATGAGGTATTGTAACGCTTCGGCTACATGGGAGTGTTTATTTTTCTCAATCTCGCCGTCGCCTCGGGGTTTGTACCTATACCCACCCATCATCGCCGCCTTGAGTTGGGTACAACTCGGGTCTACTAAGAAGGCCGGGTCACCGTCAACTTGACGCATCAGGTAGTCATCCACCGCATTGATGCGGGCTGAGATGTTATTGGTCTTGGCGGGAATGACCTTGAGACCTTCCGCCTTGATGATGTCCACTGCCGAGCGTTCATCGGTCTGCGCCCGCTGTACACCCGCAGGGTCTGTGACAATCAGGATGGGAGCCCCACCGAACCGCTCGTATATCAGAGGCTTGAGCATGGTGCGCACAAATCGCTGTACACCCATGTCAAACGATACACACCCCCCCAGTATCAGGTCTCGACCTCTGGGGTCTTGCTGTCCGAGGACGGCTGCTGGGGTAAGTCCCAAGTCCATGCCGACGATAATAGGGCGCACACCGTTGTTGATGTGGCGGAGTTTTTCCTCGCCCATGTGGTAGTCCGGTCTGAAGTATTTGTAGACGGGCATACCAGCAGACGACAAACCGTAGTCCCCGTCGATGTAGACACGGATGTATTCTTCCGAGCGACCTTGGGTATCGTAGTAGCCATCGGGTAGATTTTCCACGTTTTCGGCAAACGCGCTACGTCCAGACGGTTGTTTGAATACTGCCCAGCCGTTGTTATTAGGGGAAACCCCATCTTTCGGGTCAAGCCCCTCCATCTGGTAGTACCACCACGTATCCATAGTCGGGGGGTTAGTATCGCCCCACATACCGTGCCATGTCGGCCCACCATCTTTCGCAGACGGAAAGCGACCTACACGTTTTGACATCGCATCCACAATATCGGGGTGGATGTCCCGGCACTCGTTGAACCATGCGAACGTCAATTCCAATGAGTTCAGGTTTGCTACATCGTCCGAATCGTCCAGTGCACGGAACATTATCTCGCACTCTACATCCCCCACCTTGAAGAAATAAGTCTTGGTCGTACGCATGTACTCCCCGCACTGCCCCTGCGGGAACCAGTCCAAGAAGGTCTTGATGGTGGTGTCCTGCAACTGCCGAGCAGTTTCACGGACAATCGCCGCCCGTGTTTTGCGTATACCCTGTGCGTTCGGAGCCTGCATACTGGCGCGGCGCACAATCTCAAACGAC